CAACGGCTTCGTATCCCGGCAATCTTCCCTTCACCGTTCGGGGGATGGATGAAGAAACAAGTGGCCAGCGATATATGGTATTCAATCTTAAAGTTGAAAAGAGGGCCATCCCAACTAACACTTATTATGATGAGCAAGGTAATACCGGCAAAGTGACTACTTATGACTCTGGTGGCACAGGCACTCACAATGTAAGCATCGGACTAGTTGTCAATCAGCGCAGTAAGTATGGGTGTGGCCCCGGAAACTCTGCCATCTGGGGCTATGGTTTCTTTTACGAGTGTGATGCGGAGTTGTAGGCATGAATGAGATGGACATTACAGCCGCAAAATATCTTGCGGACAACGGCGATAACGTTGCTATTGAGTTTACCGTTGATGGCAAAACTATGCACGTCAGTGTTGGTGCAACGGGCAACCGCCACTACGACGAAATCATGCGACAGCAGTCCGAGGGCTTGCTGACTATTGCGGATGCTGACTGATGAACAAGCCAACAGTGCAATCAATCAAAGCCGAACTCGACACTCACGAGGCAGTGTGCGCTGAACGCTGGAAGGAAACCATCCTGCGTATCAAGCGTATTGAACACATTATGATTGGCACTGCTGGCACAACAATCCTGTTACTGGTGGGAATCATACTGAATGGATGATCCATGTGTTCTTGCTGTTTGTGTATGTAGGTGTTGGTGAGGATAAGCGGCTCACTAGCAATGATATGTATTTCCGCAGTGTTGATGACTGCGTGTACTTTGCACAACGGCTGCACAAACAAGGCAACAACATCACTGCTTATTGTTTGCCAACAATGGTAAATAAAGATGTAAGGACGTACTAATGCTTGCCGAACTCGCCGCAGCCAATGCCGCCTTTGCAGTTATCAAGCAAGTCGTATCTAACGGCAAAGAGATAGCCTCTGCTGGCAATGCTATTGCTGAGTTTGTCGGTGCCAAAGAGAAGCTTCAGGCTAAAGCCGCCAAGAAGGGCAATGGCTCAGATCTCGAAGAGTTTATGGCTCTTGAACAGATCAAAGAGCGAGAAGAAGAACTCAAGCAAATGATGATTATCTTGGGCAGGCCCGGCTTGTGGCACGACTGGCAGCGTTTCCAAGCAAAGGCTAGGATAGCTAGGCGTGAGGCAGAGATAGCCGCTACAGCGCGACGTAAGCGCATTGTCGAGGGTTCTATCATTGCACTGTTCATTGCCTGTTGTTTAGCCATTCTTGGCGCTTTGTTTATGCTGATACTACACCATCAAGGGAGGCTATGATGGAAGTAACTATGGAACGCTTTTTGGCGTGGAAGATCTTGCCGCGCTTTATGATGTTTACCATGACGTTTATGTACATTCGCGTGATTGAATGGTTTATTTCTTTGCCACCTGATGCGATGACTTCACAGGCCACAGCCCTAACGGCCACGGTCACTGGCGCAATGACTGGCGCTTTTGCTGTTTGGCTTGGGAGTGAGAAATGATTCAAGCATTAATACCAATCGTAGGTGAACTAGCTGGTGGCTGGTTAAAGGGAAAGGCTGACGAGAAGGCCGCTAAATCTAAAGTTAAAGTTGCTCGTGCTGAAGCCGAAGCTGAAGTGATGCGCGTTGCCGCAACACATGAGGCTGGATGGGAAAAGGTCATGGCCGAAGCCAGCAAGGATAGCTGGAAGGACGAGGCATGGACTATATTATTTATAGCAATCATTGCGATGTGTTTCATACCGCCGTTGCAGCCATATGTGGAGCGTGGCTTCATTGCGCTAGAGTCAACACCACAATGGTTCCAGTGGGCGATGTACGCTTCCATAGCGGCCAGCTTTGGACTCCGTGGCTTGAAGGGGATGAAGAAGTGAACGTAGAAAAACTAATCAATGATCTTGAAGTCGATGAAGGTTGTAAGTTTGAAATCTATAACGATCATCTAGGCTACCCAACATTTGGCATTGGTCATTTGATTACCGAAAATGATCCAGAACACGGCCAGCCTCTCGGCACCCCGATTGATGTGGATCGGGTGCGAGAGGCTTTTGAGAAAGATGTAGACCGTGTGCGTATGGATTGCTTGAAGCTGTACCCAAACTTCACCAGCTTGCCTGACGATGCGCAGCTTATAATTGCAAACATGATGTTCAATATGGGGCTGCCGCGTTTGTCTCAGTTTAAGAAGATGAAGGCGGCTATTGATGCTGGCGACTGGGACGAGGCTGCTAATCAGATGGAAGACAGTCGTTGGTATCGTCAAGTTCAGAATCGCGCAGAGAGACTGATTGAACGGATGCGGCTTCTCGCCGTTCCTGTTTAAGAATCTCTATGGCTGCTTGCTGAAACCTGATTGCCATGTGCATCATTTGCTCTGGCGTCATGTTCATGTGATGTAGCTTACCGTCTATGCTTACAACCACGCCGTCATTTCTTGGTGCGATAATCATTGTTTGCTCCATAAGAAAGGCGGACAAGCCGTAGCCTGTCCGCCAGTTTGCTAGGAGGTTGACCGGAGAACCAAAACCGACCGCCTAGAAAGGTATATCATCTTCGACCTCTTGTGAAGCAGCTTCTTGCTGTGGCTCTGGTTCTTCCTGCTGCTTCTGCTTCTCGCTGACTTTGAGCGACATGAACTTGCGTCCGTCTTTCTCACCACGCCAGCCAGCAATGCGCCAGTCTTGATGCAAGCCGTCGAGTGGGCCTGAGTAGTCTGGTGCTTTGTCGTTGCCGTTCTTGTCGTTACTAAACAGAACACCGATCTTCTGGAAGATCTCAAGGCGTTTCTCGCCAGCGTTTGTTTGCGCTGTGACAATGACAACCTGCATGTCTTCGCCCATAACATTGAGCTTACCGTTGAGCAGCAGATTTTGTTCAGGCCAAGGTTTACCGGCGATACCGGAGTTGGTGTTGTCGTAATCAGACATTGAGCGTTGCTCCCTTGTTGTGTGGATTGTCAATCTTGTATTGAGTTGGTGCGCGTCCGCGCGTTTTTACAGGCAGACCTGCCTTGCGTATGTTCTTGATGTAGGTTCTGGCTGACTCTTGTGTGTAGCCAAATTTAGCCATGATATCGTCAATGGTTCTGTATCTGGTCAGGATGTACTTGGCTAGATTGTCTGGATACCAGTCTGATCTGCGTTGTCTGATGTCTGATACAGGCTTGTGAACTACAACTGACGGTACCTGTTTTGGAACTGTCAGCATGTCTTCAAGCATCTTGTCGATACGAGCGAGTCGATACTCAATCTTGTCGAGTCGTTTGTTAAGACCAAACATTACCATGCCTCCTGTGCTGGTGCGTCACTCTTCTTGGCGACTTTGGTTACTTTGGGTGATGAGACACTGGCTGAGTTACCATCGTCATCCTCTGATGGCAGACCAAAGACTGCTTGCAGTCCATAACGCTTGGCGTAGGTAATGCCGCTGCCCATCTTCTGCGGGTCAGTGTTGTCCTTGGTCAGCACAGGTGTGCGACCAGTGATTGAATCACCAGACTCGTGCATCAGTATTGTAGACACAAAGATGTGATGCTCATCAAAGTCAACAAGCTGGGTGAATGTCAGCCCAACCTTGCCAGCTTCTGCGCGGACAGTCTCAATGACTTCCTCTAGGCTGGCATACTTGGACTTGAAGAAGGGATTGGCTGCACCCTTCTTGGCTGCTGCCCCACTGTCGTGGAACTTAATCAGCGCAGTTGCGAGGTTCTTAGTCGTCATAATGGTTCTCCTTTACCGCGATACGAAGTGATCCGCGCTTGTCGCGCTTGATGGTGAGGAGATCGCAGTAAACCTCTCGCTCTCCATCGCCTACCATTGCCTTGAGATCGGCCTTGGCAGATTCAAATAGCTGTGCATTGCCCTGCTGTTCGATGTAGTCATGGCACCGGCTGATGAACTCGTTGTCACCAGACGCATCACGCTTGACCATATTGTTGACAGGGATCTTGTCTGTGTTGAGCGAGGCAACGTGGTTGCCATACACCTCGTCAGCTTCTGCTGGCGGTGTGTCATCTACAACAAGCTGCCAGAATGTCTTGAGGTGTACACGCATACGCTCGACGTAATCATCGGCACGAGATACACGCACTGACTCCCAGCGCCTGTTGCCAAACAAGACTGACAAGTAACATTCTGTGTAGTTGCCGACCCACATATAGAATTGGATCTGTGGCATGTACTGCTTGAGTACATTGTCGATGGTGTTGTTGTCGTAGGTGTGCTTGCACTCTATTGGTGTGACGCCCTCGACAAGACCGTCAAGCATCCCTTTGCAGGGCACGCCATCTACATGCAACTTGATCTCATGCTGGCTAGCAGACACCTGCTTGCCTGTTTGTTCTTGAAACCAGTTGATGTTGAACTGTTCGGTGAATGTGCCAAGCTGCACTGGCAGCACATCTGATAGATCGTCAGGCTTCTTGCGTCCTGTCTTCTCTTCCCAGAGTGATATCCAGTCACCTTGCATGATGCGGCGCATGTCGCTGCCGCCGATAAATCCTATGCGGTTCATTTGGTTCTCCTTTGCATAGTTAGTCTACTGCGAACTTGCAGTTAGTGCAACCTTCTTGGCTGTCAATGCCTCCATTAGCTTGCGACGTTTCTCTACACGCCACTCAATGTGTTTGTGGAACTCGGCGTATGCCGGCCAGAAGGTGCAAGACTCCCCGACCTTCTGGACGGCATACAGCACGATGTCCGCAGGATATTTTATCAACTGAGCAGTGAGTGACTTGATCCTGATTGCCTGATCTTTGGCAGTCTCCCCTGCTGGCTTCACCACAAGCGTTGCCAGCATGGTTAGCTGCTCACCTATCTGTTTGTCAGGAAGGGGCGTCAGCGAGGCTTGAACGGCGTTTAACGCACGGTCTAGTGATGACTCGTCAGTCACATGCACATCATAGCGCAGCAATGTTATCTGAACATCAGCATCACGAGGGAAGCGTGTGCGTTCTACCTTAGAAATCGTCAAGCCCGGTAATGAGTCCAGCGAAGTGACCAGATTCCTGTCCACCTCTGCCGGATCTCCGACCTCCACCAGCCGAGCTACCGCTCGTTGTTGCTGTTCCCCACTCAACGGCATTAGTACACCATTTTTTGTAGGCGAGGTCTGGTCGTTTGAATGTGTTCCCTTTAGACCTGTGGTGATCGCGGAACCTAGTGGCTTCAATGTCATGGTCTATCTCCACTCCTAGCAAGTGATTGAGTATTCCTTTTTGTTTTCCTGTCGGCTTCCAGTCTTTTGGCAACTCTTGCTTTCTTTTGGTTGCTGGCTTCTTAGCTAGTAAAGGTGCAATGTCACGCTCGAATACATCACCATCAAAGATGACAAGCGTCTTTGGTTTGCCGACTTTGCGTTTGTAAAATGCAACGTCACGCACAACAGTGAATGGATTGGGGAAGTTTGACTTGTCTCTGTATTTTACTTCCACCACCAACTCAAGTCGTCCGAGTTTCCAGATGATGTCGCCGGAGTATTCTCCGCCGAGTGCGCCTGAGAGGGGCTGGCGTTTGGCCGTGAAGCCAAGCTCTTGGAGCCAGTTGACGAACCACCTTTCGTGGTAGTTTCCCTTGTCGCGATTCTTGTTTGCCATTGGTTCTCCTGATAGCAGTCAAGGCAGATTGTGTACCATGACGGCGGGTTGATGGATGCCACCGGGCAGACAAACCAGTGAGTGTAAACCTGACAGGCTTCACACTGCTGGCGTTTGCCTTCATTCAGCTTCTTTTTTGTGCGTCTGTTTTTTGCTGGCATCAGTGATGTAATCGAACACTAGTTTCGCGGTTTCGTATCTTAGTTCCCTGCCTTGGTTGGCTCTGTAATAGGTTGAGTCTCGAACACCAGCTTGAAGGAACGCATCTTTCAGTGATATTCGGTGGCGCTTTGCTCTGTTCTTGAGCGTTGTCATGTAGCTTTTCATGCAGGGATAGTCCTGCATACTTGCAGTCATGTCAATCTTTCTTGGGTACTGGCTTGAGTGTGTAGCCAAGATAGTTGAGGGCAGCTTCGATATCATTGACTCGTGGCGTATGCGTAGTGCGCCACTTCCTCAACGTATCTCTGTGAAGCCCGACCCTCTCTGATAGATCCATCTGACAGCAGCGTTGCTTGTGCATTTCTTTAAATAGAAACTGCACAATCGGGTTGCCGTTAGTAATGGCTGGTCGATACCTAAACTTCCGCATCTTTGTCCTTGCTGTAGATGGTTCTGACTTTGGAAGCAGCACCGAACTTCTGGCGTGTGTGAAATGCTTTGGTATACACAGCTTCGGCTCGGCGCTTGCATCCCTCTCGTATCTCCTTATCAACCAACTTGGAGTTTCTATTCCGATACTTCGTCTGCAACGTAGAACTCCTTTGCCCACATGATTAGCTGCTGCCGACCAGACTCACCTTTGCGTTTGCGATGGTCGGTGAAGATCAAGCCCTTCTCTTTGAGTTGTTTGTATCTGGCAGTGATTGTGCTGTAGCGATAGCCGGGAAGGATGCGCAACACATCGTCAGAGATGCAGCCATTTGCTGAAAAGCTGGTGATTGCAGCCAGCACAACACGCTCCATCTTGTTTACATCAAGCTGTTCTGCTGCGTCGTGGCTGGTGCTTGGGTCGTCACGACGAGCCAGCTTGTAAGCTGGTGTCTCAAACATATCGTCCATCATTTTACTCACTCCCTTTTGCAATGCGTTCTAGCCCTTCAAGGACTGATATCTCTTGGCTTAGTTGCCTGTCGAGATGGTCTACCTCGTGAAGAATCTTGGCTCTGTGTTCTTCTAAATTTTGAATGATGTCATTCTGTCTGATGATTTCATTCTGCCAATATTTCTCAGCCTTCATT